TTTGAGGCACAACAGCATTTACATATTTACGAAAGCCACTAATACGTCTGTAGCCACCTGAAATGTCAGGCTCAAAGTTTTCTAGTTGTAGTGCCTCTCCCGGCTGCATAATAAAGTTAGAACGGTTAAGAACTAAACCGCCCTCACAGTTAAATGCAACTGGCTGTGTCTGTGAACTATCAGGCACTAGCTTACAACCCCTGACATAAAGTTGACAGAGCCACGTGGTCTTAATACAACAGTAGACCTAACATACTCATATTTATTAATTAACAGGCTTTGCATGTTCTTAATGCCCTGTTCAAACCTAGCAAAGTTTAATTGATACTGTTGCATTTCACCACGATACTGATACACAAATGCAGAAGCACCATCTACAATCACAGGTGCAAACCTTTCAGGTACAGTAGTAGTATCTCCATGTGCAGAAAGATCAGCAGGAAATGTATAGTAATCAAATGTCAAGGTATATTCTTTATCAGGAAATGGATAAAGTAAAAAATTATTATCGGGTGTACGAGTAATACTTCTAGGTACACCGCCATTATCAAATTGAGCTACAAATACTCCATCTGCATGTGTAGCTGCAGTAGTACTATTAGCACCACGTGTACATCCTGTAAGATCATTACCTGATATAGCAGTGTAAGTTACTTGCTCACTACCAAGATATATAGTACCAGATGCATCAAAACCTGTAGTAGATGTAAGCGTTAATGTTGCTACAGAATCAGAATGTGAACCGTTTAAAGTAGTAGATGCAATGTCATCTTCTTGATTAGCATACTCATTCTGTATGTATTCATTATAGTTTAATGTACTAAGATTACTGCCTGACGCATTAAAGGTGGTACTTTTCTTTATTCTAGCTGTATTATAGTCTATAGACTTAGTACTAGTAGGTACAGTATACCTAACTTTTCCCGGCACTAATGTTTCTGTATTAGTAGCGTGATTAAAAGAATAACCAAACTCACGTTGATTAATATATCTTATAGCTTCATTAACTGCATTTTTACATTGTATCTGTACACCCCTAGCACTAGTAAAGTTACTAGAGGTAAGCTCTACTTCATTCATACGAGTGATGACATTGTTAGCTAATGTTAAATAAGTAAGAGCCATTGTAATTCCTAAATAGGTTTTTGCCCCAAGAATTGTTTGTTGCATAAACTTGATGCACCAATGGGGCCAGCATATAGCCAGCCCCAAAGTATATAGGTTTATTAAATGAGGTCACGTTGTGCAACAGCAGCCTCAGTTTTTGCAGCCGAAACATCTGCAACTACTGCATATACCCGAAGGCGTCCAGTAGCAGGTGCAGCACCAGCAACAAGAACGTCAATAGTATCAGCAGCACCAACACATGCCAAAGCAGCAGCAGCAAATGTAGAAGCTGCGCCTGTATTGACAATGTTAGCTTCACCGTTAGTGCCTTTTGCAAGGTATGTACCAGCAGCAGCAGTCAAATCAGCACCGTCAATAATGTCATCGCCACCAGCGAAATCAATATCTGCAGTACAAGAAGCTGTAAAAGGCTTCATGATTTCTGCACCAGCAGCAACAATAACTGATTCAGCAGGGATTTCTAGAAGTTGAAAGATATCCCCGTTTGCGCCAGAGTAACCAGCGGCAACCATTGCATCAATGTCTAGGATTGCTTCAATAGTCCGTACAGTATTACCAACATTGGTTGGAACAGCAAGAACATTTGCCCCAACGCCAGCGGTATCACTGGAAGTCATATCATAAGTAGCCATGTTATATCCCCCTTACGCTGCGTTATAACGGGCAGTAACGATTGCTTCTGGACGAAGAATCTTCCTACCGTATAGATGCATACCACGAACAATGTCAGCAAAGCTGTCAGGGTCACGATATGTTTCTGTCTTATTGATCTGCTCGGCAGTTGCTACAGCAGAATCATGACCAGCTACGATAACACCGAAGTTAGTCAGTTGGTTGGCAGTACCTGAAGTACCCGGTCCAGTACCCAAAGAAGGCAAATTAGACGATGAGTATACACGGAAGCCGTGGAAATTGTTAATGGTAAGACCATTACGCAATCCACCTGATTCACCGAAGTCTGCGTTCATGAAGCGTGAATCTTCATCAGCAAGAATTTCCATGAATACTGGATCAACTACAATCCAACGGCCTTGTTTGTCAACTTGCTGTTGATCAAGCAAACGAGCCATACGAGCAACAACCATTGCTGGTGAAGCCGTAGCAGTTGGAAGTGCAGTAGCACCGGGCAAACGTGCAGCCAGAGGAATAGAGTGTGTTCCTGCAGAGCTTGTAGTGATGTTGCCAAAGTCATCCTTATGCAATTGCATAGAGGAAAGCAGTTCGTTAGAACCAGCAGTTGATACCGCTTTAGTACCGTTCACAGTAGTGTTCAGTGCATCAGCTTGTGAGTGCAAAGAAGACTGTTTGTAACCAGACATGTAGCCAAGAACTTCTTGGTCATGCTGATCAGCAAGACGGTATGCAGCACGGTTAGAAGCAAGGTCCATGAAATTGACGTGGCTGTGAGCTTCTTCAATATCGTCCATTTTAAAGGCAAAATAGTTTGCTTTGTCAATGACCAATGAGAAATCTTCGTCTTGCAAATCTTGCGCTGTGACATTTGTGCCACGTGCATATTCGCTTACAGAGATTTCGGGTTCTTTAATGATCTTGACGGTATCGCCTTGACCACTAATCTCTCCGAAATAATCGGAGTTAGTAATGTCACCACAGACGGTAGACTTGCGGAAGGCAAGTTGTACCTGTTTGCTGTAAATGACTGGGCTAAAATTACCATTAGGTAAATTACCATAACCCGTAGCTGTCGTAAATGCCATTGTATTATTCCTTTGCATTAAGACACAGATACAAACTTAAATGTAATTAATGAGGCTAATTCTTTTGGGTAACATTATTGTAAAAAGTTGGCCTACCTTTTATATAACGGGCCACAAGACTTTAGGTAGTCGTTAGCACTATTCATGTTTGTGAAAGTAGATTTAACACAGGTAGTCCAAATAAGTAGGGGGCTGTGTTAAACCTGTTGTATATAGTTATATTGTTTATTTAAGACTTGTCAAGTCTTTTTATCGTGCGCTACCAGAAATATCGTAAATAAATTCACCTTTTCTAATAGCATCCATGATCTCATCTTGATGTTTCTCGTATTCTTTAGTAGACATTTTATTAACACGTGACTCAGACATTTTAGTATTGTTAGATGTAGCGTCTGGTTGACCACGTGTATTACGAGTATTCACCGACTTAGCAGCTTCTTTGTTACTGCTAGGTTTCTTTGTCTTGATATTCATGTCTGCTTTGTACAAATCAATAGCACGTGCTGCAGACCTTGCATCATTATCATTTTCGTATAGTGCCTCTTGTACCCACTTAGGCTGTTCTTCTGCCCACTCATGGAACTCATCACTGTCACGTATCTCACCAAAGTCAGGGTGTGCTTTAAGTAATTCTACTTCAGCTTTCTCACGTGATGCACTTTCCCGTAATGTATCAATTTCTTTAATACGTTCCTGTAAACCTTCTTGTTGCTCACGTGCTTTCTTAATAGCAATAGTTTCAACAATAGCAGCTACATCTGGATACTGGCTTGCCCATGCATCTATGTCTTCATCTGACTTAGGTAGTTTAATTTCTTGTGCAGTACTTTGTTTTAACTGCGACTCTAGTGTAGTAATACGAGCCTCTAAGTCTGCCTTTGCTTTTTGTGATCCTCTACGTAAATCAGCATAGCGTTTCTTATAACTCTTTTCTTCTGCACCTTCTGGCTCTGCATCTTCTTTGGCCTGTACTTCAGCTTCTTTTTCTGCGCCTTCACGTTCTGCCATTAACTCACGTAGTTCTTTTTCGTCTTCCTCTACACGTTCATGCACTCTACTCTTACGTTGCATCATCATTGACTTGGGCGGTTCTTGTGCCTCTACTATTTGGTTTTCCATTTTAGTTCCTATTTACTGGGGCCACCGTAGCCTGTGTTGTAAGGGGAGTGGGTAGGCCAGTTCTAATTAACTGTTTAACGTGCAGCTAAACCACGTTTAGGGGCAGGTTCTGCTGTGGCAAATTGCCCTAGCATACGATCAAACTCTGCACCAAAAACTTTTGCAATAACTTCCCTTACAGGTCCACTCATTGCTTCACGAATCATAACTTTTTCTTCTTCTTCTAAAAGAGAATAGTTATCTGCTACTTCTGCAAAATCTATTTCCATTATTTATTATCCTTTGATGTAGGGAACATTCCAACTAAATAGCAAATAGGCTCTAGTATAGTTCTATACACCATACCTAATGTATCACGTTTGTTACTTTTTGATTGAAAGTAAATATCTGCTGTTCTGTGTCTAGCAATATGCTCTAAACATTTTCTTATAAACTTATAGTCTTTATTATAGCCTAAGTGTATTAAAGGAAGGAACATCCTATGATAACCTACTTGATGTTCCTTTGTCAAGTTATTTTTTGAATGCTCTAGCCATATTTTATTTCTAAAAGAACCGAAGCCATATGCATTATTCATAGCGGAACAAACAATTTTACCACCACTATTTTCTTTATCTCCACCATGTCGTTTTTCAATATCAGCAGCATTTGCTTTATTAAAAGCATCTACTGCTGCCTGTCCACCAGAGGCACGTGCTGCTGCTCTGCCTTGATTTCTTGCACTTACTTTAGCATCTTCTTGACGTTTATCAGCTTCACGTTTATCTGCCTGTGTACGATACAACACACCATCATTACCTCGTCTTGCAGATATTTTTGCAGGTGTAATGCCTAATGCACGTTCTAAGAAGTTAGCTTGTGATAGTCTGTCATCACCAGTAGGTGCTGCTTTACGTGTGCTTGTGCCTTTGCTAGTACGTGCCGCATCAGATTGTTTAGCTTTAGCTTTAATATTTTTTACAGACTGCACAGCGGCTGCAGAAGGCAATTCATCATCTAGTACTGCAGTACCTGTAGGAGTAGTAGTAGTAGTTTGGCCTAAAGCTAATGTATTATAATCTTCTTGTCCTGCAGCAGAAGGATCAGTAGGATCAAATATACTTTTAGTTTGATCTTCAACACTACTTCTACCAAATGCACTATTTAAAGAAGCAACATATGGATCAGGCAATGTAGATGCATTTCTAGCTCTGCCTAAAGTAAGTTGACTTTCTGATAAACCACGTTTATCTGCTTCTTCTCTAGGACTACTATAAACACGATTATCTGCAAATGCTTGGCGTGGGTCTGCTTGTTGTGGTACGGCATCAAAGTCTTCACCTACTGGACGTTGTTCTGTACCAAAAGATGGAGATGTTGTCATTGGTGCTAATGAAGGTTGAGAAACAGGCTCAACATAATTTATAGGTATACCTTGTCTAGTATCTGCTAAGTTTGGAAATGCAGAACCTCTATAGTCTTTAACGTCCATGCTACCTCTAAAGTCACTAGTTCTTTCTGAAGGTATTAAATTTCCATAGCCTGTAGAAGCAGGTGCAACTGGGTCTGCACGTGGTACTACAGCATTGGGGTCTAAGGCTACTGCGTTATTTTCTAGAATTTTAGCTGCCGCCTCGTTTGCTCTATCTTCATATGCACTTGATTGTGTACTATATGCATTTTTTGCCCAATCAGGTACGTAATCTCCTAAACCAGCAACATCTACATTAGATTCTGGTATAAAATTATCACCTCTAGCACTTGCTATACGCCGACCATAATCTGTTTGTGGGCCAAGTAGTGCATCTGTTTGTGTCACAGGTCTTTCAATAGCAGGAGATGGTTGTGGGCTAGGGGTCATTAATGGAGAAATTTCTTTAGGATACATACTTCCATCAAAAAATACTTGAGACTTTGGTGCTTCTTTCCTTGGTGTAACACCATCTGCTAAAATTTCACTTCCCTCTATTACATCTGGTCTAAATGACCCATCTTTTAACAAAGAAGGTCTAGCATATATTTGTCCTTCATTAAGTAAACCTGCATTTTGTAGTTGCCCTACACCATAACGATTAATTAAAGCTGTTTCTAAATTTTTTGTACTACCGGGCATATTTTTTTCATTTCTAGCAGCTTCCGCTAATAGTTCTCTAGCTTGAAATTGTTCTGTACTACCAAAAAAATCAATAGTAGGCAGTGAGGCTTCCATTCCTCTAGCGTCCCTTTCAAACAACGCACGATTTACAGGTTGTCTATCGTATCCTGCTGTTGGAGTACCTGCAGCTTGTGCTATAGGTTGCATACCAGCTTGTATAGCTGCCGTGTCATCCATGCCGCCACTAGGTTCAGTTAATGGCCTTTGCGTTAGCCCGTTCTTTTGTTGTACATTTGCAGTTGTCACTACAGGTTTCATACCAGCTTGTATAGCTGCAGTGTCATCCATACCGCCACTAGGTTCAGTTAATGGCCTTTGCGTTTGTTGTAAAGTACTACTCCTTGAAATAGGATGTCGTGTTATTATAGGTTGTGATACTGCTTGATCAACAGGATTTAAACTTACTTCAGGTACAGGTTGTAAACTTAACTCTGCTTTAGGTGGGTTGTTTAAAATTTGATCTTTTAACACTTTATTATTTTGATTATTAAACTCAATAGCACGTTGCGCTTCTGTTACAGGTGCAGGTGGCATTAAACTTTCTACAAGTTGACCAGTTTCTAGTTGTCTATTAAGTTCATCTCTTGTGCTATCAAATGTTGGGGCAATTCCTGCAAGTAGCGATAATCTTATATCTGGTTCAATTCCAAAATTTACATCGTCAAAAGTATTCATTGGTAATGCTGTTGGTCCTGCTCCAACAACTTCAGAAGTAACAGGTGCAACAACAGGAGATAAAGGAGAACCCATGCCTTCTACTTGTAATGGAGTAGCAGTAGGTGCTTGTTTTTCAGTAGAAACAACATTAGTATTATCTGCAGCGGCACTAGCAGCAACACTTGCAACTTTTTCAACATCATTATTACCAAGTCCAAACATACCACTAACAGCAGCAACAAATCCTTTACCAAATTTTACAAGGGCATTTTCTTCTTCTGGTTCTTTTGTTTTACCACCCATTTTAGCAAACGTGGCTTGGTATGCTTTTTTCTTTGTTGGGTTTGTTTCTGCAGCAATACGTTGTTCTGCAGAAGTAAGCTGTCGTTTTTTATCTGCCCGTAACATACCCATTGTAAGCAACCCAAGTGGTCCCATTGCCAATGCAATACCCATTGCTGCTGCATTACCCGCTTTACCACCAAAACTATTTTGACGTTCCATAGTTGAAAAGTATGTATCATTGTCCATAGATGCATAGTCAGGGTCTACTTGCAATTCTCTTGGTGTATCTGAGTCATCACCACCAGATGTTTGATAGCTGTAGTTATTAGCTGTTTGAATAGCTGCCTGTGTAGTTGTAGGTGCAGTGTTAGAAGGTGGTGTATACAGTGTGTAACCTGCAGGTATTTCAGTAGATGCTATACCATTTACATAAGTAATAATAATACTGTCTCCATTAGCATTACGATACTCTTTCATTATAACTACTGGTGGTTTCATATAATCATCATAGTTTATAGGAGTATAGCCAACACCAGTACTAGAATCACCCATCATAGGAACATCTGCTATGTCTAAATCTACAGTACCACTTGAAGTTGTAAGACCTCCGGGGGCATAAGAAGGTACAAATCCACCATTAGCAAACTCCATAGGCTCACCCTGCCCACCTACAACAATAAGATCGGCCATTTCAAATGGTAAATCATCAGGCATAGTAGCCTCCTCACTATTACCCATCTGTCCCATTCGTTCCATTTGTTTAAGGCCCATCTTAGCCTCTTGTCGCAGGGCCATCATCTTATCTAGGCCATGATAACGTACTACATCGGCAGGAAAAATAAACTCACCTTCACTTACATTAGCTGGTATGTCATCACGTACACCTTCTTTAGTGCCGCCTATAGGTACACGATTGCCTGATGCTTCATCAATCTCGCCACCTTCGTCTTTTAATCCACCTAGTGCAAATGCTTGCATCTGTTTATCCATTAGACCCATTCTGTAGTACCTCTTCTCTAAGTAAAAGTAATCTGCGTAATGTATGTATTGCGCCTTGCGCTCTATAAACTATAACACTTTCGTCTGTTTGCTCCATAGTGCGATGCTGTTGTTTAATTAAGTCCTCAACATAATTATTGAATTGGTCCCATTCCTGCTGGTTGACCAACAGCGGCTTGAGGTTGTTGAGTAGGTTGCTGTTCATTTCCTGTAAATCCTTCTTCTCCCGGCGCAGGTACTCCACCTGTACCTATCGTCGCTCCACCTACGCCAGATGCGTCTACAGGTGGTTGCTCACCCTGTGGTGGCTGGGGCTGTTCCTGTTGAAAGCCCTTCATCATTTCTGCTTGCAGTGCAGCTTCATTCATATTATTAGTTACTTTGTCTGGATCAAGATCAAGAGACTTTGCAATCTCCCGAATAATATAATCAAACTTAGTAAAGGGTGCAAGTGATGGTGCGGCTGCAATCTGCATAAACTGTGTAAGGCGTTGGCTACGTACTTCATTAGCCATAAGACTTTCAGTACCACGTGCTTTAACTTCTAAATCACCTCTAATGTCAGGGTCAAAGTCAAACTGCATGTTAAACCTAAACAGACCCTCACCCAATGGACGTAGTAAATAGTCATCAATGTTTTTAACTACAGACTTAATACTTCCCTGTGCTGCACCCATAAGCATACTAATGCCTGATGCAGTTCTACCTACACCTGATACACCTGTTTGCCCATGTGCAAAGCTAGGAAAACCAGTACTTTCATCTGCAAGTACACGTGCTTTATCAAACAGTTGTAAGTTTTCTCCTGATACATTAGGAAACTTAGTACCAAAAATAGCCTGTCCCGGTGCGCCACCTTGACGCCTAAAGACTTTGCCGGGATACAATGACAAGTCTTGACCGGGAACTAGGTTTGTTTCATCAATCTCTATAAGTAAGTTACCCGACAGTACGGCATTATCTACAGCCATACGCATAAAACCGTTCATTAGTGTTTGAGTATCGTCCATGTTTTCAGCGATACCTACACCAAAAAAGCTATAGGGATTGAGTTCATACGGGGCAGCATGATACGGTATACGGGCAGGTTTAAATGGATTAATTACCATACGTAGTAGTTTACCATTACATACCCAAACATTAGCCTGTAGTTCATCTACATCACTAAGCTCAGAAGGAATATCTACACCCTGTTCTTCTAAAAAATCTACATCAACCATGCCCCAATACTCTAGTACCTCATAGCGTTCTACGCCATGTTCAGGTGCATAGTCAGACAGATCATCTTCCCAAAATTCTTTATTGTAATTCTCGCCAAGTTGTATTGCTTCATCAATTACATTGTCTCTAAAGAAAGGACGTTTTTTCAGTTGACGTAACTGTGTACGTGACATTTTATGGCGTTCAATTACATACTGCGCCTCATCCATATTGTTTGCATCTGGATCAGGATAAAAATTCCACACAGATACATGAGATACCTGCGGTACTGTTTTAATAGTAGGGTTGTACTCACCATTTTGTTCCCAATTAGGGTATTCTTTATCAATAGCAAACGGACCTTTCATTACCCCTGTACCAAACAAAGCCATTTCAAATGCAGTATTACGAAGGTGTTTACTTGCGTTAGATTCTTCTAACTGATCTTGTATTTTTTTCTGCATTTTCTTTGCAGCAATCATAGCAGGACTAAACGTAATAGCAGTAGGTGTCATACCTGTGCCACTTTTTAAACCGTCAATGTTTTTTAATTTTTCTGTAAGTGATCCTAGCATTTCACCTAGTGTTTTACTTGTAGCTCCTTTAGCTAGTTCTTTACCATCACCTTTATAGCCATAAGGACTTACACTTTCATCCACTTCAGATTCTTTTATTTGTTCAGGTTCTTTAGGATCAAAATTTACATCTGCTACTACACCTTCAGGTAGTTCTGTAGGGTCTACTGTTAAAGGAAACTTATTATTAGCAAACATAATAGACTCAAGCTGTTGATACGCAGCCAGTGTTTTAGTTTTAGTAACCTTAATAAAAACTCTTGACTTTTCAGCTTCAGTAAATTGAACATCAGGACCGTATATACCACGATAATTTCTATAAGCTGCAAGCCACCTTTGTTCATCTTGGTTACGATAGTCTTCCGCACGTTTAAATCTTTCCTCAATATAAGGAATAATATTATTAGTACGATAGTCCTCTACATCGGATTCCTCACTATCCTCTAATACAATAGATTCGTCTTCAATGAATGTATTATCTTCTTCCATTTATATTTCCTTAATATCCAAAAGTTGAGTCTGCCATTGGCATACTGTTCTGAGGCATGCCTCTACTGTCGTAGTCAAATATACTAAAACGTGGCCTAGACATTATACCATAACGTAGTGCGTCATACAAGTGATCTTCAGCATGGGTATCTACATCTTCTGGATTTTTTTTATCCAGTGGTATAGCAGGTAGTTGTGAGATAGTTTCAGTACAGGTATTAAAAAATACCATACGTGCTTCCTCTGTAAACTCATCTACCTGTAAACGTCTGTGTATTTCGTTCTTTCCAGCTACACGTGAGCCTTTACTTCTATCTGAAGGACGCCAGCGACAGCCTCTCATAATCATTTGTTCTGCTAGACTAGGGCCAGTGTCACCACGTTTATGCCACAGCGACGAGTCAAGTACGCCATACCGCATATTACCATCACCAGCCTCTGCCTCAAGTACCATGTCTGCTAAATCTACCGCAAGAACTTTAGATACATACAACTCTCTGTACACTACCAACTGCTCATCAGGACTAACCGCAAACCATAAGACTCCTGTGTAACTTCCGTAACCGTAATCGCAAGCTCTAAACTTAACCCAGTTATTAGGAATTTCAAAAGGCTCAATGACATGATCGTGTCTATTAAACTCAG